GTACGAATCGTTTAGCGAACTCAAACGATCCGTTTTTCGAAGAGAAGCCCTTCGCGGGGTTTATCTTTACTCCAATGAGGTTACATAGATAGAAATACCACTCAGCAACCTCGCGCTCGAATGATGTACCACAGAACAATACAATATCATCTCCAAGGAGTTGATAACGCAAATACCATCCTTTCTGTGTAAACAAAGGATTAGTAGTTGCGGTCTGTGTTACAGAAAACGAACGTGATAATTTGCTCAGCCAGCTCTCTCTTTTCTTATCATCACTTTTGTAATAAAGCGAAGGTAAGGAAGGATATTGTCCTGAACCAGGTTTGTAACCAAGTAGTGCGAAATAAGCACATATTTGGACTATGAAATGGTGAGTTAGTGTGAATACAGCCCATGAGGAATAAGTTCCCATAGGGTGACCGCATCGATACCGTAAAGTTTTCTCCTTGTGAGTTTTCACACGAGGCAACAATACGAAATCGATTGAACGGATAATAGACGCCCAAGTGAGCGCCAATCGGCGCGCCGCAAGGGAGTCAAAGCCACACCAGCAAGCGAGCAGTACCACTACTGGTATCTGCACACTTAATGGGAGTCTATCAGTCGCTGACGACAAGTCATACGACCGAAGCTCATCACCTCCTATATCGGAGATCCTCTTGACACCAGCCTCCTGATCGAAAGTACAATCAGTAGGTAGCGTTCGGAGTATCTTAAATATAAAGAGATGAAGAGGCTTAAATATTATCTGAATAAAATAAGAAGGAATTGCGACAAGTCGCACCTTCCCATTTGCGGTGTATACACGACCAATCTTACCGTTCCGCAGTTTTGGTATAAACACATCAAACATACTCGATACACTTGCAATCACGCTCTCCGTTATGTCAGACATACGTCTAACAATAATTGGAAGATTATGGTTGCCAATGATCTCGCAGTAAGATGTGAATAGACCAAACAGAACTGGGTCACGGACGAGGGCCACTGAGTCAAAGACGGCTGAGAGTAGGGCATGGCCATTCGGTCCAACCTTATTCGTAAAGAAGTATTTCACAAGTCCCAGAATTGTTACATATTCGGACTTATCCTCATTGACGAAAGAACCAGAGTAATTGTTTTTCTTTACTTCTGGAACTACCATACAATTAGAGATAATAGGTATCCACTGTGCAAACATAGACACCTCACCCGAAGAAACGGTCGGCTCTCCTGTAATGGAAGAGGTTGAATCCGGTCCTGCGTATACATACATCCTTGACACATCAAGGGCGAAAAGAGCAGCTGCAATTGCTGTTTTATCGCCTGCGACAATCAAGAGACGTAAATATAGAGGTATAAGCTTCGGTAGCCCGCGCGGGTCTATCGATACTACAACTCCTATAGATATACGCTCAGGTGTACCTGCAAGATATTTAAAGACAAGCCGTTTGGCTTCCTTAAATACCTTACAGGAATGACGTAACGACGTGTAGTACCATGTATGATGAAAGTAAAGCACCATAGATATGACACACCACGCTATCTGAGAGGAAAACTGGTGAAGGAATATAACAGACTGCATTATCGAAAAACAACGGACCAAGTACGGTGTTGCGTCGGTTATCTTGTGAGTGGGAGTTAACGGACACTTAGCCGAATCTTTAGGCTTTGCAGCCTTAAGGTCAGCTAACGTCGCAATGGAAGGATGGATAAATGAAGCCCAGCTATATACATCTGTGGAAATAAGTGGGAAGACATGGCGTTTCTGCCTAGTTAACCAACGAGTTGAAATAGAGGATATAATCCGCGGGGGGAATTTTGTTTTATCTGATCCAGGGTGATAAAGTGTTCTAAGCTCCTTACGAACTGAGACGCACGAGGATTGGAGTTTTTGGTATGCAACCGCATCCAAATACATAGCTACCCCTTTGTTGGACGGGTCTTCTACTACGTAGTCGGCTCGCTGAAGAAGTGACTTCTTAACCAATATACCGTCGACGAGAACATCGTCGGCATTGGCAGCAGTAACTCCCCCCTCTTGCTTCGACGAAACACGAGAATAAATCTTCGCAGCATATTCATACTGGTCTTTGTATTTCGGATCTGTTAGAAACCCAGCCGGTACCGACTCACGTCTCTCCCAGACTAGGAGAGCGATGCGTTGGCAGATAGCAGACAAGCTACTCCACTCAAGATCAGAGATCGGAGTGAAGCTCGCCTCTTTTGGGCCCTTTGGATCTTCCGAAGAAGAAGGGTTATCAGGAAAACTGATTACTAGAAGAAGTTGAGAAGCTATGCTTATATCCGGGCTTATGCGAATCGATAATAAGGTTTGCAGAAGGTCTAGATATAAGTAGTGTAACAAAGACAAGAGAAGTCAGAGTTAAGGGAAATTTTCCTGGAGCGATGCTTCTTAGAGTCGTCATAACTAAAT